GTTCCAAAGAAGATTATACAACTTGCAAAAGATTATGGACCTGTAAGGCGAGTTACTATTGAAACTGTTGCTGCACAGGAAATGGTAAGAGATATGGCAGATAGGTTATCTCTTGCAGACAGGCGTTTGGCTCCAGGAATATTTAAGGGTGCTAAACCACCGAAAGGAATAAAAAAGGCTGATAGGCTAGAAACAGCATTGGGACCCATAGTAAACGGAAAGAAGCTATACATAAAGAGAACTATGACGGAATTGACAGATGAATTATTTGAACACCCGAAGGCAAGGAATGATGATATTCTTGATGCACTGTACTATGCAAACTACTTTGCGTGGCAGAAACCACCTTCTAGTAAAGTTATGGATATAGACGATTTTAACTCTCCAGCTAATGAAGGAAGTAGAAAAACTGCAAAATATCTTAAGTATAACTGGCTTACAGGTGCAAGAACATAGGTTTCCTGCAAAAAAACTCTTGACAAACGGCATTTTTTTCCTTATATTATCTTAGAGAGATTTACTATTATACCTTGGCAGCAAAAAAAGAAGAAAAACCCGACTTGCAGGCTCGAATTGAGGAGCTAGAAAAAAACGCTCACGAGCCTTATGACTTTTCTAAAGACTACAACGAGCTTGCAGGGCTTGTTGAGGGTATAGAAGCCAGATTGCAGAAAATAGAGGAAACAGCAAGCGTAAAGAATTATATAGATGGCTAAAATAGAGAAGGCACCAGAAGCAGAACAGAACCAGGAACTTTATCGTAACTGGCGTGATGCACGTACAGACTGGGATACAGAAGCAAGAACTGACTTAGATTTTTTTCTTGGCAATCATTTTACTTCAGAAGAGTCAGATGAGCTTGCATCTAGAAATCAAGCAGATGTTCCTATGGATAGGATATCTCCTGCAATTGATAAGCTAAAGAGTGTTCTTACTGCAAGACCCCCCGTGTTCACAGTGGTTCCCAGAGAGGACTCGGATGCACAGGTAGCTTCCGTGTTTCGCTCTATACTAGGATATGTCTGGGACATTTCAGACGGTGATAATCAGATAAAGCAGGCTATCACGGATTATGCTGTTACGGGTCTAGGATATATGTATGCATATGTTGATGCAGAATCAGATTTCGGTAGAGGTGATGTCAAGTTTACCTATGTTAATCCCTTCCGTGTTTATGTCCCACCTGACTGCAGGGACAGGTGGTTTGCTGATGCCGAGGGCATCATTCTTTCTACTATACTGACAGGCGAACAGGTCGTCAACCTCTACCCACAATTAGGTGACCAGATAGATTCAGAAACTCAGGAAGTCTATCCTGGGGTGATACATGAGCTATCGACGTATAACGAGGAAGATTATCCAGACGCTCAGAATGTAAACTCAATGAAAGTGTTTACGCCGGCTGAGACAAAGGATAAGAGCTATTCTAATACATTTACTTCTGATAAATACCAGATACTCGAAAGGTTTTATCCTGTAAAGGTTCCTTATTATCGGGTTATTGACGCACGCTCTGGAGAGGAAAGCGTTCTTGACGAGCAGGCTTTTCAGACTATGCTTCAGGAAAACCCTGGAATGGTTGAAAGGGGGTTTTTGCAGTTTGAAGAGGTTTTACAGCCAAGAATTGCAGTAACGGCAACAATTGGAGAGGTTCTGCTATACGAATCTGTATTGAATACTGATATGTATCCAATTGTACCACTTCCAAATATTTGGACAGGAACACCATATCCGAAATCGGATGTATCTCGTGCACGTCCTATGCAGAAGCTTTTAAACCGTTTATGGTCTTTGGCTCTTTCTCATGCACAGGCATCTGCAGGTCTTAAGCTTATTGTACCGATTGGGTCTGTTGATAATCTTGATGACCTAGAGCGTGAGTGGGCAAATCCAAATGCGGTTATCGAAGTTGATACAACACAGGGTGAGCCACATTATCCTGCACCACAGCCATTAGCCTCTGAGTTCTATCGGCTGATTCAACAGGCAGAGTTCTACATAGATTTTATCTTCGGTCTTCCAGAGATGACTCACGGGTTTCCAGAGAAGGCCCCTGATACAGTGCGTGGAACGGAACGTATGGTAGCACTTGGAAGCGATAGACCGAAGTCCAAGTTACGTGATATAGAATTTAGTATTAATCGATTGGGAAAAGTATTGTATGGTATATCAAAGGGACATTACACATTTCCAAAAATGTTCACACTAGTACAGGCTGATAACAATATGACCGAGATAACGGTTAATATGTATGACGATTCCTCTCAAGCTGTAAATGATATACAAAAAGACAGGCTGAACGTGGGACAGCACGATGTGAGAATTGTTTCAGGAAGCACTCTTCCAGAAAGCAAGTGGGCGACATTCGGTGTATACCTTGAAGCTTTTCAGCTCGGGCTTATTGACAGAATTGAAGTATTAAAGAAAAACCCAGAAATTTTTGACAAAGAAGGTGTCTTGGAAAGAATGGATGAAATGCAGCAAATGAGGGATTATGTTGCACAACTCGAAGAACAGATTCAAAACTTGAGTGGTGACTTACAGACAGCACAGAGAGAAACAATGCATGCCAAACAAGACAATGAACTTTCAAAATTTAAGTCTCATCTCACAGAGATTGAGGCTAATGCGAACGCAGACCGAAAGGTCCGTGCTTCGAAATTGGACGCTGCCGTCAAGCTTTCTCAGAGAGAGCTTGATATGCTTGGAAAGCAGGAAAAAGCGGCAGCTAAATCGGAAACATAACATATGGTGACGCTTCGACAGGGAGATTCCACAGGAGTCCAGTCCACGGTTTGAAGACATCAGGAGGTAGGTTATGGCAACAGAAGAAAACGTAATCGATGAGGTAATCGATTCACAGGAACAGGATACGGTTGATTTATTTGCGGACAGCGATGAATCTGTGGGCGAGGACTACGAATCCCCCGCAGAAGAAGCTGAAGAGCTAACTTCGGACGCAAGTGGCGTTGACTGGGAAACCGAGGCTAAAAAGTTCCAATCTATGAAAGACAAGGCGGAAGCCGAGTTGACTAGTTGGAACCAATATCAGCCCTTAGTTGACCTTTTGGAGAGTAGACCAGATTTGATAAAACTATTACAGGAAAATCTGAATTCACAAGTAAGTGCTAGCCAAGATGCTGTTTCTGAGGAGGATTTTAATCCTTGGGATGCGTATTTCAAGCCCGATTCCCCTTCTTTCAGGTTTCGTGAACAACAGGAACATGGGAAGGTAAATCAGGCTATACAACAACACATGGGAGCACTCCAAGAACAGGTGTTTGTAAACAATCTTGTGAGCGAACTAAAAAATGTTTATAAGCTTGGTGAACAAGATACACAAGAGTTTCTTCAATTTTACGCGCAACCGAAGGAGCAATTGTCACTTGACGCACTTGTTGACGTATTCGTGAAAACAAAGAAAAAGGATGGGTCGAAGCCTTCTTCTTCACTGGATGCAGTCCGAGCTGGAAAGTCAGCTCCCAGGACCGCCGGAGCTGTGCAAGGCAAAGCCCCCGCTCGAAAGAGCGATGAGGATAAAGTCTGGGATGCAGTGATGGCGAGTTCGAATGCAGGTAGATTACCTTAGGAGGTAAACTATGGCTGTTACTTATAACACTGGCACACTTAAATCAAGTGACATAACTGTTGCTGCGACGAGTGCCGATGTCGGACAAGCTCCAGACCGTAGACGACTATATAACTTTGGAGACAGGGTAGCTGAATTAGCTCCAGAAGAGTCTCCATTTTTCGTCTACCTGAGCAAAGTAGCCAAAGTTCCTACCGATGATTCAGTCTTCAGGTATCTAGAAAATCGTACTAAGATTAATTGGACTTCCAGAAATTTCTATATTGATGGTGCCCCAACGGGTGCTGTTACTGCTGGAACCAGTTATGCTTTTACGGTTGATGACGCAGCTTCTTCTCCAGGCAGTATTGACTGGCTTGTGAAGGGCATGGTCTTCTCCGTTAATACGGTTGATGGTACAGCTGGATGGTCACAGGCAATATTCCGAATTGAGTCGTCTCCGTCAGACAATGGTGCTGATACAAGCTTCACAGGTAAATGTGTTGAAGTATCAAACTCCAACGTAACTGGCTATGCGACATTAGCAGATAACGACCAATGTCAGGTTATCGGCACCTCATTTGCTGAGGGTTCCGGCGCACCTGATGTGTGGTCTGCGGAAATCGAGGATAACTACGGTTATACTCAGATTTTCAAAACTGCTGCGGAATTGTCAGGAACTGCACTAGCTACTCGGTTCAGGGGATACTCTGATGAATTTCAGCGTATTTGGGCTGAGAAGCTTCGTGAACATAAGGTCGACATTGAACGGGCTTTGCTCTTTGGGCAGAAAGCTCGTGTAACTGGCGTTCAGTACACTGAAGGCCTTGTTGGTCATATTGTAAAAAACACGAATCCGACTACCGACGATTCTGATTTATCCCACACATCAGGTGCTGGATATTACAGAAGCGTAGCACAGGCAGAATTAACCTATGACAGAATGCTTTCTGACTTAGAGGTTATTTTTGACCCCGCTCGCGGTGGCAGTGGCGACAGATTGGTTCTTTGCGGATTGCCCGTTGTTTCTTTCTTTAATAAACTAGGAGATGGGAACTTCTTGTACGAGTCTTTACAGGCTGGTACTACAGCTGTTACTCCATTTCGTTGGAACTACGAAGAAAGACAGGGTACTTTTGGACATTCAATCATGGTTATTGATAGTATCCATGGCCGAATGAATCTGGTTAAGGAGCCACTCTTCCGTGGTATTGCTAGCGGCTTCATGCTTATGGCTGATATGAAAAACGTTGCCTACCGTCCGCTTGTCGGAAACGGTGTCAATCGTGATACTCATGTTATTACTAACGTACAGAACGACGACGAAGACCTTCGGAAAGATATGATTCTGACCGAAGCGGGTCTGGAAGTTACGCTTCCTGAAACCCATGCTCTTTACAACGTCGAAAGTCTGTAGGGGATGAATCATGCGTAGTGACTATATTAGTAAAAGTAGTGGAGCTGGTGGATTTCTTCAGCCTTGGGAACAAATCAAGGCTGCGAGAACTCTAGACGCTGAGACGGATAGCGGAAAAACCTTTAGGTTAGATTCCGCTGGTGGTGCGTATACAATTACGCTTCCCACCGCTACTACAGGTCTAGATGGGACCACTTACAAGTTCTGGGTAGAAGAACATACACCGACAGCAGCAATTACGATTGCCGCTGGCAGTGCGATTGTTTTCGGCAAGGTCAACGAAACTGAAGTTGACACTGGCGATGACAGTCCAGGTTCTTCAGCCGCAACTGGTGTATCCAATGTCATTATTGGCACTTCGGCACATAAAGGGGATTTCATTGAAATGTCCTTCAGTGCTGGAGCATATTGGATGTTTGGTTCGTCAGCTGCCGATGGCGCAGTTACCACATCATAATCCGAATTCATAAGGATTAGCAGTTTTTGTTTGCTGTGGGGGAAGGTCGTATAAAGGACTTTCCCCTAAAAAACAAGGTGGTTAGAGGGTTATACTTCTTTCCACCGCTAGGTGAAATGTTTACTATGGATAATATTAGTAATTTTGTTAATACTGTATTTCTTGGGAAATCGTCCCAAGTGGTACGAAACTAGAGAGGAATAGTTATGCCGTATG